TCTTCGTCCAAGAAGTCCATAGAACAGAACTCTACACTGTTAAGTCCTTCCTCATCTTGGATAGAATCGATGTCCGCGCATGCTTTGGTGTTGGAGTCACAGTGCAGAACCGTGTTCTCATAGGCTGCCAGCATGGCGTCGTCCTCGGGATCTTGTAAGTATGTGTTGAAGATTGAAAGATCCGTGTTGTTGTGCTCGAACCACTTACGAAAGCCGTCTTTAACTACGTATTTAACTTGTGGACCAATCACTCGAAGAATGGCGCGACAGTACGCCGAACAAATTGGCGTGCGTCGATCAGTTAGAAGAAAAGCATTAGCGCGCTCACATAGGACCCACTTAGGATTTACACCCGTGTGATACACGCCAGCTATCTTAGGCCAAAACCTGGCAGGGTCTTGGAGGGACGTCGTCGACGTCCAGGGATTTGGGAAGACTCGACCTAGGTACGATACTGGAGTACCTTCGGGAATCTTCTTTGCCTTTATCTTCAACCCGGCCTGAGTGTGAACACTGATTATTGCTTCAATGTTGCCAGACATTATAGCATCGTCTCCACAATGCAACCCTATCTTATCATAGGCTTCTCTGGGTGATATCTCAGGAGGATCGGACTGTCGGTGCGTCACATAATCAACAAAAGCGGTGATGACAGTATTTCCATCAGTAGTAAACGACGATCCAGAAGCTCGGCTGCCGTCAAGAGGGTGTTCTAGTGCCATGCCTTTCGCAACCATGCGAAACTCGCGCAGGACCGAATTACCGGTACGGGGACATAGCGCGTCGTAAAACAACGCTTCGAACACTCTCAATTCCGGAGTGATGGTACCATCGAACTTGGAGAGGTCCGATTCGACGATTTCGCCATGGGTATTGACGTAGTCGTAGACAGCCTGCGAGACCTCAGCGGGGTCCATGCCAGGCGTATACCAATGTGTGTACTTCAGAAATGATTCCTTGACTGCCTTAGTAATGCATGCTGTTTCAGCCAGATGGGTGGCATCCATTGGGTAAATAACCCACGGGGCGCTGGATGGAGAAACAAAGTCAGACGTCTTCAAAATCATATCGCATGAGAGTCGTCCGATCAGTTGGATAGGGAACTTAAGGTAGTCGAGGAACCTCCTCTTTTGGATGGGCTTGGACATCTCTTCCAAAACCATTTCTTCCTTCCATGGCTCCACGCTTTGTAAATCGGCATCTTCTCTAACAAAACCGATAAATTCGTCGATGTATTGGCGCCACTCGGGTGGAATATCTACCCTTGAGGGGGCGACGAGGGAGTGACGCATGTAACACGCAGCAGCCAAATTGGCCGGATTCCGTGCTGGTTGGACGTTTGGTGGATATGGTGGTCTGATGGGGTGGGACGACGAGCCGACTCTTACATTAGAGTCCAGGCAAACGCCGCCCAGTGTGGTCTCCCACGTATACGTGGGTGCTGTCTGTCCAGTTAAATCTCGTATATCAGTATCGAGACAGCGAAACAGAAGATCGGAGATGAGGTAAGTGCGGACACTGTATTCTTGCGGTGTCTCATCTTTGATCGGCGGCATAACTCTCTTGACCGTAAGAGAAATGTCGTGAGCCCTCGATTGACTCTTGGAATTCTTATTAGCATCATATATTGCAAAGAACACGTGGCGTGGAAGAATCTGTGAACTGAACGTGCGAAAGTCAACAATATTCACGAAATCAGTATAGATGGTGGTCCACGTGTTGGGCCGGAGTTCAAACTTAAAAGGAAACAAGAGAAAGAACCCGTCTTTCCAATTGAATACAACCCACCGTAGAGGGCCCAGCCACACGGTAAAACCGCGCCTGGTGACATGGTAGTCGTCGGGAGTATCATACACTCGACCTCGGATTTCCATGGGACCAGGAGGACCATAAGGATAGTAGGCAAAAGGGATGGTAGCAGAAGAATTAGTGGCCATCCCATAATAAACAATTAGAAGGTGTGTAAAGCAAAAGATGATAATACAAACTCGGCGAATGATCCAGGAGATCGGAGAGGCCAATTCTGTAGGTGTGCACTGTGGTTTGGTGACCCAGAACGTGTCTGGGGATGTTGGGAAATCACAGTCCATCAAGCGCATGTACCATTCACGGTAGTACGTATAAGCAGAGGCGCGCCACGCGAGACTTAGAAAGTCTTGTCCGAAATCGAGAAATCGGGGGGGTGTCTTCATCCATTGCCAAAGGACCGACCATTGCTGGTCGAGCCAATCGTCTTCGGGGTTAACAATGAACTCGCGCTTGGCTGGCCGACAAGTCTCAGTGTGCCAAGCAGTATGGACG